GGTGTATTATCTACTACTGTAACAAAAATTCTATCATTCCAACAAATACCATTATTTAACCCCTGAGCCCTGTGCATCCAGTAAGGGCGATTTAGGATCAAGGAATTGCTTGAAACTAAAGAGCCACTAGGAGTAGGAAAGTAAACTGATGAAGAAACTGTTTTTTGTGCCTGAGTACCTTGACCAGGTAACACATATAAAGTCTGATTCTCCTCATTCACCTGAGGAATATTTTCACCTACAACCCCATTTCTGGTGAAAAAATGCCTAGCATAAAGCTGTTCCTGTTTTCCATAGAAAAACATTTGATCACCATAAACATCACTTGTCATTTTCAAAATATCAGGCCACTTACAAATAGATGCTGTAATTTCAAGTGGCACTGAGGACCTATCTTGCTGTAAACTATTAAAATTTAATGCCCCAAATCCAATATCACACATGTCTCCATCCTCAATGTAAGAATTAACTAATTCAAGAGGTGGGCAGGCATCCTTATCTTGTGGAGGCTCAGCACAAGCTTTAGCAGCATCCCAGTGTGCACCAGTAGGAGGGACACATCCTACTATTAAAAGCTGGGTTTGTTTAGGATCCATTGAAACATTTTGTCTGCTATCAGTACTACCCTGAAAATAATTATTTGGATTCTCTGTATCGTTTAACTTATTTAGCAAGGGGTGACCTGTTGTTCCAATTCCTAAAGGACCTCCTCTGATGACCTCAATACCTTTCAGTTTCCAAACTAATCGTTGTGTTGATGGATCATACACCTTATTATCTACTAATGCTAACTTATTAGGATCTGGAAGCTGTAACTTAAAAACTCTGTATTGATTTCCTGAAACTTTAGGAACTGTGACAGCCTTAGTCCTACTGTCAGTTATTGGAAAATATGGATGTCCAACTGTTAGAAGGCGATCACTACTGCCGTGGAAGTATATTTCTGTTTCTTGCACATAATCATCTGTGCTGAGCACTTGAGCCACAGGTCTGGAAGGTGGAAGATACACCTTACCCTGGTTCGGCAACCAAGCAGCCATCTGCAAAAGATTACAAAAAATGAACCTGTTTGCGTTTCCGCTTCTTTCTGTTTAAACTTGGGTGTAAAACAAAATCATTGGAAGCAAAATCATCTATTAATATGCTAGGTCTGCCTGCATTGCCTGGTGTTATTATTGCTGGTAATTCTCGTTCCTGAGGGTGGGACACAAAGAGTCCTTCACCATAATCATCTACATACACTCTAAGAGCCACACCAGGTGGAAGTGTAGGGACATTCATTGTGCTACGTCTAGAACCATTGATTAACACCACATGAGAATTTGAAAAGTCTTCAGTTATTTCATCAACTAATTCTTCCTCTGGAAATATAGCTGGCATATTGGTATTTTCTGCATCAACAAAAGTAGACTCTGCTAATGGATTAATAAATGTGGCATCTCCACTGTGCTCACCTAACACTGATAATTCTATCGCCTCACTATTTTCTATTTTACTTAAATCATAATAGAAATGGACTCTTTCACCAATTTGAGTACCTGAACGGGTTCGTATTGTCCCTCTAGTTCCTAATCTGCTAAGCCTTACTGTTCCTTCTGCAGTCTCAGAGAACCTTGGTCTTTCTAGTTTTATTATGTCAGCAAAATCAGGATCTGGAGCAGCAGTTGCTATCTGATTTAAATCCTGTTCAAAGGTGAGGGTGACATCATTGGTAAAGGCGGGATTTTCAAATACAAACTGAACCGCCTGAGGAGCCCGCGTAAGGAAGTTTGGATTTCGGGTCATGACCTGTCTTACTCTTCTATTATACAGCTCCCTAGCACGCCCAAGAGCCCGCGTGACATTCTCTATAGGTGTACTAGTTTTAGGTTGTTGTTCTTCTAAGATTTCAAATTCCAATGGCTCATTAAAAGTGTCCAATGGAATATTTTCCCCTACAACATCTCCCCCTAAAGCTCCATCAATAAATACACCAGCTGTGGAGGATACCTCTGGAGTAATAGTACTTTCTGTCACAACTGTCATATATGTTGGATTTGTAAATTTACTTGTAGTTACTCTTCTTGGTGTAGTAGTGGATGGCTGCACTTCTAGTACTGCAGCTGTATCATCTATTGTAGACACTGCAGGAGTATTACTACCACTACCTATCTCTATTATGTCTGGTTCTGTAGTTATGTCAAAGCCTGTATTTATGACACCTGCTTCCAGTTCAGGCACTACTTCAGGAGTGACCTCTATTAAAGGTACTATACTACTAGTTCCTGGACGTATAGAGTCTATTGGAACTATATCTGCAGGCCCCAAAGGATCCACTGCTACATTAGGCCTTATAACAGTACCCCCAGCAGTTACCCTACCACTTCCACCTCCCAAAGGCCTATAGCCTGTACTCCCACCAATCCCTTTGCCTGTCCCTATGCCAAGGCCACCAAAGTATACTAAACTACTGAATATCTTCAACAAACGATCAGCAAGTGTTGTTTCCTCTACTTTATTTTTTACATCATCAGGACAGCTTCCAGAAATCTTGCATTGATTATATAAATTGGTTACAGAGTCTCTTTTAGTTCTTTTGCGTGGTCTTTCAGACATTTTTAAAGTCCAAATAAATTTCCAAAAGCAAAACTAGTACCTTTAGGTATTTTAACTGTGGTTAAGAATTCTTGTCTTTGTCTACTATTAGTAAAAGCTACAAGCATTCTATGGTGCCCAATGCGCTCTGGTCCCTTTGCCACCCATGAAAATACAGTGCTAAGCATAAGAAATAAGCTTTGATGCTTTTGTCTGCATCTATTTTTCCAACATTTTAAGGTATTAGCCGAACCTCTAACAATCAGAACCGGGGGATCCCGAGCCTCTTCTTGTAGTTCTCTAAGCCTCGAGTGATATGATCCTTCAGGTCGTCTATGTCTTGACCCCACCTCTTCAGGAGTTGGGTAAGATGACTCTCCTCCTCGTCTTCGTCGTCCGTTGGTGGTCTGTTTTCTTTGTTCTCCTCCTCGTCGAAGTCTCCTTCTAAGTTGCGGCGGGGACCCTTCCCCGTCAGTGTAGGAGATGCTGGCAGTGTCGGAGCTCTCCGATATCTGCGTTTTCCGTCGCTTCCCTCTGGGTGTTGATGAGGATGTCCTTCGACTTCCCCCTCGTCGCCCCTCTTGGGAGGTTTCTCCGGTTTGTGCAACCAAGGTGTTGGAGCCTTCCCCGATGGTGGGGTAGGAAGAGCTGATAGACTTCCCACCAGTACTGGTAATAGAAGTAGAAGAAATGTTGCGATTGTTGTACTTAACAGTCCACACTCCACTGTCACTATATCTAGCAGCATCTTTGTCAAATGTCACATAATAATGCTTTATATTATCAGCAGTCTGATAATATATTCCCTCATAGTCCACATCACTCTGTGCTTTGTGCCATTGATCATTGTCTGTTTGATAATATATGTATTTCCACAAAGTATAAGGATAATAGTTTTGCTCATTATTATCATAATAAACATTAACAGTCTGTCCTCCTTTTTTAAATGTATGCTCAGGTTCAGTATTATACAGTTCCAGGCTAGTGTCCTGTAATGTCCATTTTTCTCTGCCAAATTCAGAATTTTTTAAAGATTCCAATTGCAAGGCCATCATTATAGCTTGTTTTGCTTTAAATTCACTTACAGCTAAAGATGGAACATGCTGCAGGCCTAGCCTTGATATTCCTTTCTGCCTTGCATAATACAACAGTATTCCTTCTTTTCTCATGAGGTTCCAATACAATATTTGGTCCTCAATATTATCACTACCAGATTCAAATAATTCCAGCAGGTTCTCCTGCACTGCATCGAAACGCTCTGTCAGGCTTTCCATCTTCAGGTCTTGTTAAATCTAACTGCTTTTCAAGCTTTATAAAAAAAGAGGCCCAAGTTTTATCATTAATTTCATATACAGGATTACCTGCACTGTCCAAAGGCATCTCTCTATTAAAATAAAACACCTGTAATCTACTATGTAAATAACTGTATTGTATTTCTTTATCTACTGGTACATTGGTTGTTATAAACAAAGAAGGTAATTTTACTTGCATAGCATTCTTATGCTTGCAATCAACTGAAATGTCATTACCATCTAGAGCTGATCTCATGTAAACATCCATGAACTGCCAACATGCATCTGTAGCATCATCTATAAGCCCAAATTTACTGTCTGTTAAAGGCTGTAACCAAAAGTGGCTTTTTGAATTCATATGAGAAACCACTTTACCTTCTAAAAATGACATTAAGCTGTAGCTAAAGTATGATTTTCCTGAGTTAGGCTTTCCACTTAAAACAATTGTATTTTTTTTTGGTACTTTTTTAAACATTAATCTCAAAGCACATAGAAATGCCACCATATTAACTTCTTGGTATCTTAAAAACTTTGCAATAACTTTCCATTCATCACTAGTGTCTTTTACTTTATCACAACATTTATATATCCATTCTGAAATTGTCATTTCTCTCATTTCTTGTCTAATGTAATACCTGACCATTCTAGAGCAGTCATGCACATATTTTAGTTGATTATTACAATTTAACCAAGCAGCAGCATTGCTATCTTCATTTGCAATACATGCATAATGATATGCTATAACTGATTCTTCAACATAATTATGATCATAGGCCCACTGAACCATTCTACTTAACTGAAATGTCTCTGCTTCTTGCTGAAAGCTTACAACTGTTTGTTTAGCTAGCCACTCTGGGAATGCACCAAATTTAAATGATATAGATGACATACTTTGTTTAAAAAAAAATAAAGCAACTACTACACTTTTATGCTTAGGAGGATTACACATTAATTGCATTTCCTGTACATTTAATAACTGGCAAAATAATTTAGAAACTGTTTCCCTGTTTTTAGAACATTTAAATTCACACAAATATAAAGCTGTAACTACTGGTCCCAATGCTGGTACTAGTATTTGGCAAAATTCACAATGCAATTTTAATAATGTCTTTGAACTTTCTACTAACTCCTCATTTACAGCCAATACACAAATAACCCAGCTATTACAACAGGTTTTATCACTTCTAAACACTCTTGTAAGTTCTGTAAATGACACTCCAAATGATTCTTTAAACTTTGCTAAGTACATAGCACGTCTATTTTTACTTTGCAACAACTCCTTACACACCCTGGCGCCATCGTCTACTGTCTGGCAATCTGGAGAGACAGACTCTACCTGTGTAACCCCAATAGAATCTTCAGCTTCATTTTCTATTCCACTGTCATCAAATAGTCGCCTTCTGCTGTTTTTCGGGTGGGGAGATATACTAACAGATTCTAATTGTGGACTCAAAGCTAATACTGAATCTTTCTCTGGACTCAAATACTTTCGTTTTAGATCTGCCAATTGAAGGTTGCTTTCTTGCAGCAGCTGCTCATTAAGCAGTTCCAGGGAATTTCCCTGGTCCACTTCATCGCTATCATCTAGTAAGTTTGAAACTATAGATCCATCACTTTCCTCAAATATCTTATCCATTTCAGTTAATTCATCACAGTCAGCCTCTTCAATAATAAACCATTCTTTACATTTGTTAGATAATTTAGAAAATTTAATACCTTTTTTATCTGCCATCTCGTAGGTTTCTCGAACAAGTAGCACACACAAAACGCAGAGATCCAAAAAGCAAACGCTCTAAATCTCGAATGGCTTCCCTAGTTGCAACAACAGAAATTCTAAGTCTTTTAGGACAGCCGTCACAATAGGTGACAACGCTGTAAGGTGAGGTTTGGTCCTCCAGCTCCGCCTCTAATGACAAGTCCTCATTACTAAGTAGATTAGATGGCAAAACTAGGTCTTCCAAAACAATGTCTGGAATAGTTGCTTTTGGTCCATGCATTATTTTTTCCTACATAATCTACATGTACCTCTCCAAATAGATCTTACTAAATGCATCTCATCATTTTTAGTAAGACAATCAAACTTTTCTGTAGCTGATAAAGGTTTCATACACACATCACATCTAACATACAGAAACAACAAAGATTTTCTAGTTAAACACTGAACAGTAGATGCATTAGCAGTACATTGATAATATTGTTGCATTTCATAATTAGCTGAAATTAATAAACAATTTACACAGCATGCAAACAGTCTATAACCTCTAATAACAACATTTAAATCCTTAAACATAAAACTATACAGATCACCCAAAGAAAGTACATTATGGCAAAACAAACAAGGCAAATGTAATCTATCAATCGTTACTCTACAGAGACGACATAGAGCAGGAATAGAATAGACTGGTTCCATAGCAGGTCACCAAAAAGACTGAAACGCCTGCTCTCGTTATATTTATACCTTCTTCGGTACAAAGGATATGATAAGCGATAATTGTTGGCAACAATCATTGGTAACATAAATATTTGTACCGTTACCGGTACTAGGCACTCAGCCATGATTTTGTTGTTAGCAAGACTGCCAAACATAATCTTTTCATCTTGTTCCTGCCTGTTCTTACCTGGAAGTAGCTTAGTCACTGTAGTTGGCTATAAAAATGTACCAAAAACGGTACAACTTGGACAGCAAAAAGTAGTAGTACCTTCTGGATCGATGACAGTGTATACTGGCCAACTATTTAGGGGGTGGCCAGGATATGCAAAAGCAGGGTGGAGTGCAAATTGCACCTGAATGGCTAACATCCAAAGACCCTGTGAGTCAGTAACACACAAGAGTCGTGTTGAGACAGCACCATTTATTATTCACAGTTTAAAATATTTCACAGCATTTCACATTAAATTCACAGTTACAATTCAGAATATAAAGTAAGACCCCTTAAGCCCGGCGTCTACGTTTAGCCTTAGATGAAGTAGTTGTAGCAGTAGATGTAATTCGTCTGCGCTTTAAAGTACTGGTTATTCCTTTGTTTAACAATCCTACCTGATAAATAAATCTCCTTCCAAGAGATGTCTGAGACAATTCTGTTGTCATTTTGTCTGATAGATCCACATCCCAAAAGTTATACTTAGCAAATGGATCTATCTTTTCAGGTGTAGGGGTCTGATCAGGACAACGTGTGGCCATAGAATTAATATATCTGTAATGATCCTCAATGGCTGTAGCAGGGGGTGGCACAAAAGCAAGATTCCAGTTTTCAAGTATTGTGGGATTCATAGCATTCAGATGTGCTAGAATATCAGCTTCCAAAGAAACCTTGCACAACTGAACAATTATTGAAATGTCAAATTCTTCACAGTGCCTTAAGTAATTTTTAAATTCACTGCTGTTGTAAGTCTCAGGTTTAGTAGAGCTACCACTATATCTGGATATAGTGAAGTTGGTATTATGTGTATTATCTACTACTGTAACAAAAATTCTATCATTCCAACAAATACCATTATTTAACCCCTGAGCCCTGTGCATCCAGTAAGGGCGATTTAGGATCAAGGAATTGCTTGAAACTAAAGAGCCAC